CGCCGGATCGGCCAGGCGGTCTACGACCTCAACCGGGCGACCTTGGAGCAGGCGGTTGCCGCGGCCGATTTCGGCGGCCAGCGGGCGGCCGAGGCGGCGGCGGAGCAGCACTCGGACGGCGAGCCCCGCGCCCTCGAAGAGGACGCCGAGTGATGGCCCGCCCTAACCAGGTGCTAGGCGAGGAAGGCGAGGCGGCGTTCCGCAGCGCCTTCGAGGTCGCAACAGACCCGGCGCATATCCTCCTGGAGTGCATCCTCCGTGATCCGGCGACGTACCGGCATCACGCTAAGTACCTAGCCAATGCCCATCGGCACCGCGACCAGCTCAAAGATGACCCCAGCTTTGTAAGGTCACGCGCCTTTTGGGAAGCGCGCGCGGGCTCTCTCCCGGCCGCCGTCGAGTTCATTCGCGCCGCGGCGAGGATTGCCGACCTCCGGAAGAAAGCCGAGCGCTCGGCATGACCTCTCGGAAGGGCGCACAACGCGACACGCGCCAGCTCGACCTTGAGGAGCTGCTCGCGCATCGGCCGCCGCCGCCGGCTCCGCAGGCCGGCGCCGTCAACTTCGACCTGACCTTCCGCAACCACCTGTCCCGCGCGATCAAGGAAAGCCCGAAGAGCCGGATCGAGATCGCCGCCGAAATGTCGGCGATGCTGTTCGGCGATGCCGGCGACGGCGAGATCACGAAGGCGCAGATCGACGGATGGACCGCGCCCTCGCACGAGGCGCAGGGGCACCGCTTCCCGGTCGCCTATCTGCCCGCCCTGGTGCAGGTCACCGGCGCGGTCTGGCTGCTCAGCGAGCTGGCCGCGCGCTGCGGCTGCCACGTCACGCCGGGCTCGGCCGCGATCCTGATGCAGGTCGGCGCGATCGCGCTCGAAGACAAGGCGCTGAAGGATCGCAAGTCCAGGCTCTCGAAACAGCTCACGCCCGAGCTGCTCGCCCAACTGATCAACGATCTCAAAGAGGGGCGCGCATGATCGCGCTCCGCGAGTGGTTCACCGCGGCCGAGCTGGCCGAGTTCAAGCTGCCGGGCATCCCGGAGACGAAGCGCGGCGTCAACATGATGGCGGAGCGTGGCGGCTGGACCTCTCGCGCCCGCGCCGGGCGCGGCGGCGGGCTGGAGTTTCACCGCATCTCCCTGCCGTTCGATGCGCGCCGCGCGCTCGACCTTCACCTGGCCGCCGAGCTGCTGAAGGCACCGGCCGTCGCCAACACCAATGCACCCCCGCAACCCCTGTCGGGTAGAACGCCCGGCGTTGCGGCCGAGGCCGCGGATAAAACGTCCGCGCCCTCGGCCGCCGGAGACAGCAAGCGGGACAGCCTGTGGCGCGTCTATGAGCGCAAGCCGGCCAAGGCGAAGGAAGAGGCCGAGCGCCGTCTCCAGATCCTCGCGGCGATCGAGGCGCTGATCGCCGATGGCCGGCCGCGCGGCCGGGCGATCGAGACGCTGGCCGCTCAGTCCGGCGAGCATGCCGCGACCCTCCGGCGCTGGCGGTCGATCGTGCAGCCGATCGACCGCGCGGATTGGCTGCCGGCGCTGGCGCCGGCCCATACCGGCCGCGTCGCCACCGCCGAGTGTTCCCCCGAAGCCTGGGACCTCTTCGTCGCCGACTATCTACGCAACGCGCGGCCCACGGCAGAGAGCTGCTACGAGCGGACGCTCCGCATCGCCGAGCCGAAGGGCTGGACCCTGCCGTCGCTCAAGACGCTGATGCGCCGCCTGGAGCGGGACGTCCCGCCGGCCGCGATCAAGATGGCGCGCGAAGGGGCCGAGGCCGCCGCGCGCATGTACCCGGCGCAGGAACGAAACCGCGCGGTCTTCAAGGCTCTGGAAGCCGTGGTCGCGGACGGCCACAAGTTCGACGTCTTCACCCGATGGGAAGACGGCACGATCGGCCGCCCGATGGGCGTCTTCTTCCAGGATCTCTACTCCGGCAAGCTGCTGGCCTATCGCATCGGGCGAGCGGAAAGCGCCGACCTGGTGCGGCTCGCGCTCGGCGACCTGGTCGAAGCGCACGGCATTCCCGATCAGTGCTGGCTCGACAACGGGCGGGCCTTCGCCAGCAAGATGATCAGCGGCGGCACCGCGAACCGCTACCGCTTCAAGGTAAAGGCCGAAGATCCCCAAGGTGTCCTGACTCTGCTCGGCGTGCAGGTCCATTGGGCGACGCCGTATCACGGCCAGGCCAAGCCGATCGAGCGCGCGTTCCGGGATCTCGCCGACCGCGTCTCGCGTCATCCGGCCTTCGAAGGTGCCTATACGGGCAACAGCCCGATGAACAAGCCGTCCAACTACGGCACCGCCGCCGCGCCGATCGCCACCTTCCTCCAGGTCCTCGAAGACGAGATCCGCTTCCACAACGCCCGCCAGGGCCGGCAGTCGGCGGTATGCGCCGGCCGCAGCTTCGATGAGGTCTACTCCGAAGGTCTCGCCGCGGCCCTGGTGCGCCGCGCGACGGCCGAGCAGCGCCGGCTCTTCCTGCTGGCGGCCGAGGGCGTCACCGCCAGCAAGGTCGATGGCTCGGTCTCGCTATTCGGCAACCGCTACTGGTCGGGAGACGTCGCCCTCGCGAAGGCCGCCGGCTCGAAGATCGTGGCGCGGTTCGACCCGGACAAGCTCTCCGATCCGATCCACGTCTACACGCTGGACGGCAGGTTCATCGCGACGCTTCCCCAGGTCGAGCGCGTCGCCTTCAACGATGCCGCTTCCGCCAAGTCGCATGCGCAGGCGACCCGCGCGGCGCTCCGCACGGCCAAGGCCGCGCTCGATGCCGAGCGCCGGCTGTCCGTCGAGGAAGTGGCGGCGATGCAGATCCACGCCGAGGAACCGGAGGCGCCCGCGCCGACCGTCGTTCGAGGCGTCTTCAAAGACACCCTGAAACCGCGCCCGAAACGCATGTCGCAGGAAGAGCGCGACGCGAAATTCGGGGCGTTCGTCGCGAAGGCCGGGGGAACCACCGGGCTCTAGCAAAAGGAAAGGGCCGGCGCTGCAACGCCGGCCCCCGTCGTCAAACCAAGCTCACCGAAGGGACCAGCCTATCATGACCGACACCGCCGCCGAAACCCCCGTCACCGTCGAAGATCTGCGCCGCCGGGCGCGCGCCTATCTCGATATGTCCGGCCTGTCGCAGGCCAAGGCCGCCAAGGAAGTCGGCATCTCCGGCTCGACGCTCAGCCAATGGCTCAGCGGCAGCTATGCCGGCGATCTGAACGAGATCGGCGAGCGCGTGCGGAAATGGCTTCAGCAGAATACCGAGGGCCAGAAGCTCGGCGCGCTGATGCCGACCATGCCGGCCTGGATCGAAACCCCGACCGCCGCCCGCATCATCGCGGCGATCCAATATGCGCAGCTCGCGCAGGACATCGCCGTCATCGTCGGTGGCGCGGGCATGGGCAAGACAAGCGCCATCAACCGGTATCTTCAGACCGGCAACAACGCCTGGAAGGTGACGGCGACGCCGGCAACGGCGGCGCAGGGCGTGCTGCTCGAAGAGATCGCGCTCGCCCTCGGCCTTCGTGATCTTCAGCTTTTCCCGGCCCGGCTCCAGCGGGCGATCATCGCGCGCCTCAATGGTTCGAACGGCGCACTGATCCTGGACGAAGCCCAGCACCTTTCGAAGGGCGCCTTCGAGGCGGCGCGGTCGATTCATGACGCGACCGGCATCGGCCTCGTCTTCAGCGGCAACCAGGCCATTCATTCCCGCCTTTACGGCGGATCGGGCAACGGGTTCGCGCAGCTCTTCAGCAGGGTCGGCAAGCGCGTGATCCTGACCAAGCCGACCAAGGGCGATGTCCAGGCGCTCGCCGCCGTCTTCGGCGTGGACGGCGTGAAGGAGCTGAAGCTGATCGACGACATCGCCGCGAAGCCGGGTGCGCTCCGCATGGTGCGGAAGACGCTCCAGCTCGCCGCGGTCTTCGCCGAGGGCAAGGGCATCGGCACCGACCACATTCACGCGGCTTGGGACGAGCTTCAGGGCGGCGACCTGGTGGGAGGCGCCTGATGTTGAGCCAGGATCTCCGCCTCTTCGCCACCATCCTCGACGAATGGCGCATCACGGGTGGGCCGGCCAATCCCGCCCGCCTTCTGGAACAGATGCGCGACGTCCTCAACGCGCATGCCGACGAAGCCGCCGTCTTGGAACGGGTCGCCGCGGAAGAGTTTGCCCGGCGCGTTCCGGCTCCGCCGGCTGCGCGCCTGGTCCAGCCCGTCGGGCCGAACGTCATCGACCTCGACGCCTTGCGGCGAGGTGGCCTGTGACCGCCGCCACGGCTCTGGCCGCCATGCGGGCCTGGTGCGCCAAGCGCCTGCGCGCGCGGCTCGCGCGCCAGAAGGCGGCCGACCGCGCCGCTGCCTCTCGCCTGCTGATCGTCGCCAACGTGGCCCAGACCACGCTTCCGAGAAGGAGCCCACGCTGATGGGAAAGCCCAAATCTCTCAAGGTGGTCGCGCTCGACCCGAACCTGACCCGCGCCGATATCGAGGCGCTGATCGCGGATCTCGGCCAGCTTCAGCGGGACGAGGCCGCGGCTATCTCCCAGGCCGACGACATCAAGACGGCGACCGACCGGCTGCTCGCGACGAAGCGCGCGACGATCGCCGCGTCGATGGAGGCGAAGAAGGCTGTCGTCGTCGCATGGGCCACCGCGAACCGGGAGGCGATCTGCCCGGCCGGATCGAAGACGGCCAAGCTGGCGACGGGCGAGATCGCCTGGCGCACCGCGCCCAAGAGCGTCCGCATCACGAAGACCGCCGAGGCCCTGGCAGCGCTCAAGGCTGCCGGGCTGCCCGAGTTCATCCGCGTGTCCGAGGAGATCGACAAGGAAGCGATCCTGAAGGACGAGGCCAAGGTCGCCGGCATCGCCGGCATCAAGGTCGCGGCCGACGAACACCTGACCATCAAGCCGCACCAGACCGCGATCGACGCCGTCGAGCTGGTCTCGAAGGTGCCACTATGAGCCGCTTTCAGGATCAGGAGTCGGTCCTGCGCGCGCTGGCCCGGCCCGACACGCGGCTGGCGCGCAAGCCGGGCTCCAATTTCTGGTGGGTGCAGACCGAGGGGCATCGGCCCTTCCTCGGCATCGGCATGGACCGGGCCATGGACCTGTGGCGCCAGGATCTGATCGCCGATCCGGCCGCGCCCCGCCTGTCGCCTGAAGAGGGCGGCAGCTTCCACATCACCGACAAGGGCCGCGCAGCGGCGAAGGCATCGCTATGACCAAGGCAAGCAACCCCCGCGCCGTGATCGGCGACAACTCGGGCATCGACCC